AGGCTACCGTACAGCATTCGCTGAGGCCAGCGCACTGATTAGCGCAGACTACACGGTCTGGCAGTCAAAAGGCTCCCCAAGTATGAAAGGCTGGAGCTTCCTAGAGATCAAAGAGTTCTACAACAACTAATTACTAAACGGCCCCTTCGGGGGCCCTTTGAGACTGAGGAGTCTAGCTATGTATCTAGGAACCCATGCAGAGCGACACGCCTACTGGAAGAAAAAACAGCAGCAACGCGACGATCAGGATGCTGAAGATTTTATGTACGTCGTGTTGTTTTTTTTAGGCCTGTATGTAGCTATGTGGGTCGTGGCGGCCCTGCTCGCTTATGCTGCTCTACGCCTAGTGGTAACTATAATTAAATTCATTCACAAACAGTACCAACTCTACAAGGACCCACAATATGAAGAAACTAACTGAATACGTCTGGTGCGAAACCGCCCGACGCTACGTGGCACCTAAGCCAGTAGCCCCTAAGCCCAAGAAAAAGCCAGCAGCTAAGAAACCTAAAGCTGCCGAGTAAGTCACCATAGGAGACAAACTATGTCACAACACGACTCGACTGGCTGGAGCTATGCCGAGCGTGTTGTGGCAGGTACTCAACCTGCTGCTAAGCCGCTTCTCCATGCCTGTAACCGCGCTATTGAGGACCGCAATAACCACAGCAGCCCCGAATCAAAATTCTACTACGACAGCGAAGCTGCTAACCGCTGTATCAAGTTCTTCGGATTCCTGAGACATCTTAAGGGTCCACTAGCAAACACACCTCTCGAATTAGCAGACTGGCAGATATTTATTGTATCCCAGCTCTACGGCTGGAAGCGGCGATCTGACAATTACCGTCGATTCCGTACCGCCTACGTAGAGGTTCCCCGTAAGTCTGGTAAGTCTACATTCTGCTCAGGCCTAACCCTGTACGGATTGATCGCAGACAACGAGTCCGCAGCTGAAGTATACGCCGCAGCGACCACCCGTGATCAGGCCCGAATCGTTCACGGTGACGCACAGCAGATGGTTAAAAAATCACCACAGCTACTACAGCACCTCAAGGTCCACAGGTCCGCGATTCTACACGACGCGTCTGGTTCTAAATTTGAGCCGCTGAGTTCTGATGCTGGATCATTGGAAGGGCGTAACCCGAGCTTCTCGGTGGTCGATGAACTACACGTTCACAAGTCTAGCGAAATCTGGGACGTACTCAACGTGGCCTCTGGTGCCCGTGCTCAGCCGATCATCTTCGCCATTACTACCGCAGGGACTAACAGAGAAGGTATCTGTTACGAGCTCCGTGAGTACTGTATGAAGGTTCTGGACCCGCACCTCGATGTTGAGGACGACACGTTCTTCGCAGCCATCTGGACCATTGATACTGACGACGACTGGCGGGACCCCGAGGTCTGGCGTAAAGCTAACCCCAGCTATGGTATATCTGTATTCCCTGATGACCTCGAGCGAATGGCTCGACAGGCTATGGAGTCACCAACAGCTGAGACCAACTTCCGAACCAAGAGACTCAACCAGTGGATGTCTAGCTCCGCAGCGTGGATTACCTCGCAGGACTGGGACGCTACTGCTGGGACACTACCTCCGATTGAACACTTCGCAGGTAAGCCCTGTTACATCGGGCTGGACCTAGCGTCTGTGTCTGACTTCGCGTCTATGGCTCTTATATTCGTAGAGGACGGAAAGCTATACCCATACGTTCAACACTATCTACCCGAGGACACTGTAGCCAACGCTACGGGATTCATCGGGAACAAGTACCGCGAGTGGACTAACGCTGGCTACATTACAACTACCGAAGGCAACATCACGGACCTCAGCTACATCGAGCAGGACGTGCTTAAGGCCATGGGCACCTATAATGTGCGAGAAATAGCCTACGATGCCTATGGTGCTACTCAGCTATCAGCTTCCCTTATTGAAAAGGGCGCTCCGATGGTTAAGTTCGCTCAGGGCATTATGTCTATGTCTGACCCCTCGAAAGAGTTGGAGAAAGCCGTTAAGGCTAAAACCATCTGCCACGGCGGCGACCCTGTCCTGTCTTGGATGATGTCCAACTGCGTACTGTATATAGACCCGAACGACAATATCAAAATCAAAAAGGAAGGCGAGAAAAACAAAATCGACGGCGTGATCGCCCTTGTAATGGCCCTAGGCCGTCTCAAGGTTAACGGTGGCCTACAGATGGACGTTTACCGTAATCGCGGGATTCGCACCTTATAACTCAAACAACTAGGAGGCCAATGATGGCTTTATTTAATTGGGGTAAGACCCAAGAGAAAGCCGCGCCTATTAGCCTGCCATTTAACAGTAGTGCGCTGTCTGACTTCTTCGGGAGTTACACAGCCAGCACTAAGGCTGTAAACAATGAGCAAGCTATGCGGATGAACACCGTGTACGCATGTGTGAAGGTCCTCTCGGACACCATGGCCACATTACCATGTCACCTGTACCGAGAGACCCCAGCAGGCAAAGAGCTGCACACAGCAGCCCCACTGCACAACCTAATGTTAAACAGCCCGAACGAGTACCAGACTGGTCCTGAGTTTATGAGCTACGTAATGGTTAACCTATGCCTGTCCGGTAACTTCTACGGATACATAAACCGCACAAGCTCTGGGAAGGTGGTGGAGATTCTACCCCTTAAGACTGAGAACGTATCGGTCCAGCAGGACTCACAGTACAACGTGGTCTATGTCGTAACATTCGACAATGGCGAGCAAGACGTTATGCGTCCAGACCAGATACTCCATATACGTGGTATGTCTATGGACGGAGTGACTGGGATGTCACCTATCCAGTACAACGCTAACACCATCGGCGCTGGAATTGATGCCCGAGATTATGCAGCCAATGTATTCACTAACGACGCAACGCCTCGCGGTGTCTTACACACTGACGGCATACTCGACGACGACTCATTCGAGAACATTAAGGCAAGCTGGAACGCGAGCCACGGTGGTGTAGCTAACTCTCATAAGGTAGCTATTCTCGAGCAGGGTCTTAAGTTCTCTCCTGTCTCACTGTCACCTAATGACGTTCAGCTTCTGGACATGCGTAAGTATACCCGCTCTGAGATATGTGCAATGTTCCGAGTACCTCCCCATATGATCGGGGACCTCGACCGTGCCACGTTCTCTAATATCGAGCATCAGGACCTCGCGTTCTACAAGGCGACAATGCTGCCTTACCTTATGTTGATCGAGGCCCGACTCAATAAGGCACTACTTAATGTTACAACCCAGTGCTTTAAGTTCGATACTTCAAACCTACTCCGCACCGACATGGCTACTAGAGTAGACACATACACCACCCTAATAACCGCTGGCGTTATGAACCCCAACGAGGCTCGTATGGAGCTCGGGTATAACCCACGCGAGGGCGGCGACGAGTATGTGTCCCAGTCTAATAACCTGACCTTCGGTGACGAAGAAAACACAGAACAACCACAGGAGTCTAACGATGACGAAGCCTAGCGGTATGTGCTGCACAGATGGCAAAGTATGCGAGCCATGTAGTGCTGACAACATAAAGCGACTAGACGTGTCCTTTGACGCTAAGTCGTTCCATGTGGATGCTGACGACGAACGCAAGTTCGCCGGTTATGCTAATACATTTGACCACCTAGACCGTGCTGGTGATATCACCATGCGCGGCGCATTCCTTAAGTCTATAGCCAAACATATCGAAGCAGGGACCAAAGTTAAGATGTTGGCCCATCACGATATGACCCGACCTATTGGGGTCTGGGAGAAAATGGTAGAGGACGACAAGGGGCTGTACGTAGAGGGTCGCTTAACGAAGGGTGTCCGAGATGCTGACGAGGCCTACGCACTGTTGAAAGACGGAGCGCTGGATTCTATGTCAATCGGATACCGTGTCGTGCGGGAGGAGTACGACCGCAAATCAGGAGCTAATCTACTCCACGAAGTAGATTTGCACGAAATCAGTCTGGTGGCAATACCAGCGAACCAAGAGTCTGTTGTGACTGCCGTTAAAAGCAGCCCCGACGTTCGATCACTAGAGAAAAGTCTGCGCGATGCAGGCCTTTCGAGACGTGAGGCAAAAGCCGTTCTAGCGAAAGGCATTAGCGGATTGGAAACTGAGCGAGATGCTTCAGACCATGACTCTGACAAACCAGCAAAAGCAGAAGCTCAGGTTGAGCTTAAGCGGATGCTGAAAATCTTAGGAAAATAAATATGACTGAAGAAGTAAAAGCGATTGACGAAGTAGTCGAAGAAGTTAAGTCTGAAGAGACCCCAGTTGAGACAGTTGAAGAGACTGTCGAAGTTGAAGTTAAATCTGAAGAAGTAACCGAAGAAGCTGCCGAAGTCGAAGCAACTACTGAAGACGAAGACGTAACTCTCAAGCACGTAGCTGACGCATTAGAAGCTAAGTCCATAGAGACTGAAGCACTTATCGACACTAAAGCCAGCGCCGCTGATCTTGAAGCCATCAAGTCTGACTCTGAAGCTCAAATCAAAACTCTAACTGACAAGGTTGAAGAGCTGGAAGCAAAGTCTGCCCGCCCAACTATGTCTACTACTAAATCTGTTAAGGAATCCAAAATGGAAAACAACTCTGAAATGCTGAGCACTTTCGCTCGTAAAGGTATCGACGGTCTGCGTGAGAAAGCTGCCGACGTACAAATCTCTGTAGACGCACAAGGCGGATACGCACTTCCTATCGAAGTTAGCCGTAACATCCTTGAACTACAACACGAGAAAAGCCCCATCCGTGCACTGGTAGGCGGCATCTCTACTAACACTACTGACTACAGCCAGCTCGTATCTCTGGGCAACGCTGCTTCTGGTTGGGTTGGTGAGACTGCTTCACGTCCTAACACTAACGCACCAGAGCTGACCAAAATCAGCGCTGTATTCGGCGAAGTTTATGCTTCTCCTAAAGCATACCAGCACGTTCTTGAAGATGCTTTCTTCAATGTTGAAGCATGGCTGGCTGGTGAAGTTGCTCGTGAATTCTCTGAGCAAGAGAACATGGCATTCCTGAACGGCAACGGCGTAAACAAGCCTGTTGGTATCTTGAACGGTCTGGACACTACTTCTGCATACACTGCTGCTGACTCTGCCCGTGACTTCGGTAAGTATCAGGTAATCAAGTCTGGCGAAGCTGCCTCTTTGGGCGCTACTTCTGACGCTGTTATCAACCTGCTGCGTTCTGTTGTTCTGAACACTAAGACCGGCTACCTGTCAGGCGCTAAGTTCATGATGAACCGCGAGACTCACAACGTACTGGTAGACCTGAAGACCACCGACGGTGAGTACTTCTTACAGCGCGACATCACTGCTGCTGCTGCTGGCCGTATCTTCGGTTACGAGATCGTAATCAACGAAGACATGGACGGTATCGGCGCTGGCAACATGCCTATCATCTTCGGCGACTTCGGTGCTGGATATCAGGTTGTTGACCGTGTTGGTGTTTCTATGCTCCGCGACCCATACAGCGCTCACGGTGCTGTTAGCTTCTACACTCGCAAGCGTGTTGGTTCTATGTTGTTGAACACCGAAGCTCTGAAAGTTATCGCCATCGAAGCATAAGAATAAAGTACAGCAAGTCTGTATTAGCTACAAACTGGTCGGGCCCCTAGGGGTCCGGCCTTTATTAATTATAAGGGGCCAACAATGTCATACGCATTAAAACAATTTCAAGCAACAGACCTTACCGCATCATATACCTCGGACGTGATTAAGTTCGAGACT